GTGAGAGGCATCTTACTTTTTACTTGAGATATTTTATAGCCGAAGCGATATTGGGATAGATGCATTTTCCGAACCTGACACGACCTGTCCTAGGATTGTAGTACCCCTTGTGGCCATTGAAGATACATTTGTGAAGTTCACCCATATAAAAAATACAATATTATAATAATTAGTTGAGATGGGACTTTCGATTATTATGGGGAATATGTTTTCCGGTAAAACATCCGAACTTATCCGTCGACTTAAGCGTCTAAAAGTCATTGGTAAGGAAGTCATGATTGTCAACTCAGCGAAAGATACCAGATCACCTGAAGAAGTTTTGAAAACGCATGACAATGTTAAGTTTAATTGCCACAAAGTGTATGACCTATTTGATATCATCGATACGGATGAATTTGAACGGGCTGATATCATAGCCATAGATGAAGCACAATTCTTTCCCAGACTCAAAAAATTCATAGAAGGGTGTTTATACCTAGAAAAATCTATTATTATCGCAGGTCTTGATGGAGACTGTTTTCAAAGAAAGTTTGGTGAACTCATCGACTGTATCCCTCTAGCAAGTGACGTAACTAAACTTTCAGCACTGTGTATGCATTGTAACGATGGAACACCGGGTCCCTTTACCAAGAGGATTGTCAAAGACAAAACCCTAGAACTTATCGGTGGGAGTGATATGTATGAAGCAGTGTGTCACAATCACCTGTGAATATCCAAGATGAGTACAACCCTTCGACCGTCCCCGGTTTTCATCAATTCATGATATCTCGCGTGGTCAAAGAGGATATCTTCACCCTCTTTGTGTACGTGCCGACCTTTATCCGTATACAGGCTACAATCCCCATCACCGTGTATAGTCAACTGGTATCGTAGGAGTTCATTTGATTCAGCACGATGTGGGTGTAAGACCATGGGACCCTCTATGACCGCAAATGAAGCACCCTCTCTATTTATACATGGTATTTGACGAATGAGACTATTTAGGAGTGGAAATTGTTCAGCTTTATAAAAATAGTACCCATCATTTTTTTCAAACCATGGGTTAGTATCATGGTACCACGTCTTTTCTAGAGTTGGTGAAACTTTTTCAAACTCTTCACGTAATTTGGGATAATGGAGTTTTAATAGAAGAAGACCTGGATAATTCTTTACATGATACTCTGCTAGACATTTAACAATTTCCCTGAATGTATTTTGTATACCAAGGAGTGGTCGATGTAGATTTGAAAAATAGAGGTTGTCTATAGGTGGTTTTACATAATCATACAGGACCATCAGTATGGGTACAAACATAAACCGCCACATTATTTTCTCAGTAGATAATAAAAATGCCCGGATACCCCCACTCTATGTATGCTGAGCCCAAGCCCACAGAGGAGGTTGCGACTACCGAGTCTCGCTTCTCCATGCCCGCTCTTCCCCAGCTTACCGTCGTCCAGATGGTGCTCGTTGGTCTCATCGCTGCCTATGCCTTCACCGCGCGTAAGATGAACGGTGTTGTCGTTGCCAGCCTTGCGCTGACCGTTGGCCTCCTCCACATGTATGATCACATGTACCGTGTCCAGCGTGGCCCCGAAAAGCTCTTCTTCCTCCCCAAGACTGAGATGATGGGTCATAAGAAGGAACACTACAGCTGCTGCGGCAACTAAAAAATCTCAGTAAAATATAAGTATGCGCGTCAAAATTATTCGTAGCCCTAACCCTAAAAAGAAGTTCAGGGCTGTCTTAGAAGACGGCAGGACTGTTGACTTTGGTGCCAGTGGATATTCCGACTACACCAAACACAAGAATCCTTCACGTATGCGTTCCTATGTGTTGCGTCATGGGGGTCATGTACCCAGACAAACCATAGAAGAACGAGATCCTAAGAAGATCCAAACAAAAATGTTAAACGTCGATCGGAGCGACAAAGAGAATTGGAAGATGAGTGGTATCGACGGGGCTGGTTTTTGGTCCCGTTGGTACCTCTGGAGTTTTCCTACGTTTCAGGGTGTTAAGAAATTTATGTCTAAAAGATTTGGAATTACCTTTCTATAATTACTCATCCTCTTCTTCTGGTTCCTCTATGCATATTTTAAATAGGTCATCAACCTGACGCCTTTCACCCTCAGGGGTCTCCTTAGATCCGATATATTCTCCAAACACATCCCCTTTCATTTTTGTTCCACCGAGTGTAGTTACATTAAGCTGATAATCATCTCTAACCTTCCTGGCAGCCGTCATATCGAATTCTTTCACTTTTTTGCAGAAATCCGAGTCCCGTACTTCTGCATCTTGTTTAGCCCTAATTTCCGTATATTCGGCGCGTTCATCTTCATTTAATTCACTCTCCTTAGCGGGAAACTCACTGAGTTCCTTTTTGTTTTTCTCATGAATTTCTACTGCGAGAGCGTAAAGTTCTTTGACTTTTTCAGCGTCTGTAACTTTCAAAAAGTGAGGTTTGGTTCCTGAGATAAACCCACCAAACCAGCCTCCTGCAGCAGATAAAGAAGAACAGCAGCAAAGTCCTAGGACAACACCGATAGCGGCCATATTATAATGTACATAGATTTTAATTTAGGCCACCATTCCCTTCTTTTTGAGGACATTTTTCAGTTCAGCCATGAGTTTAGCGCGTCGAGCGTTTACGACCGGTCGCCGTTGGGGTGGTGGAGGAGGTGGTGGTGGGGGAGGAATACCCGCACGAACCACGGTTGGAGCAACTATAGTTTGACACACTCTGATAACTCTCTGTGCATTTTTCACACTGTTATCAAAGTTCATCCTAATTTTGGTGCGAAGTTCCCTTGCTGTGAGCTTCACACGTTTACCCTTGACAGTTTTGGTGATCCGAAGACCTTGCTTCTTGGCCTTGTTTTTTAATTCAAGATACTGCATATACTCTTGGTTGATATTATAATATAAAGTTATCATTCTTAATTTTATTAATATGTTGGCTGTTTGTCAAACCCCAATTTGTTTTCATAACATTGGAAGACGGCGACGAACCTATCGATCGCGAAAAAAACCATGTATGAAGAAGGTTGACAGGCTCGATTGTGCTATACGTCATAGAAGGTGTCCAGGTTGCCCATTCAATGACTTCTTCAAGCCCGTCACTTTTGATGGTAGTATCAATATAAAATCAGATCAAGAAAAGTCTTCAGATCACCCGTCTCAATAAGTCTGGCGTATAACATACCTTCTTGATCGAAATAGAGTGGGTTTAGATTCGCCCTATCAAATACATTTTTAAGTTTAATTTTTAGTTTGTCTAGATGCATCAATACTTTGGATAATATATCGAAATCTAGGACCTGGACACCCATACGGAATGCGACCTTGTTTACACTATATTCACCCGTATCAGTTTGAACGAGAAATTGTTTTTTTATAAATTCTTCTATTTCGTTTCTTGGGCTAATCCCAATTTGATTTGCAATTTGTGTAATTTCCATTAGATTATCCAAGCCCGCTACTAACTTTCTTATAAATTCACGCTTACCTTGTGGGAGTGACATCTTATTGTGTATAAAGATAAAAAACGCACTTAGGGTAAGATGACTGATGTATTTGAATTAAAAATTATGATTAGTAAGGTACTTCTTCCAAGAATTAGAAAACTTGAAGAAGAACTTGCGTCATTACGAAAACATACATGGCCGTATGTACAGGGGAAAAAAGAATCTCATCAACTTGACGATATCGAGGCGAAGGCGGATTTTCTTAAACATCTCGATGAGGACACAGTAGTTGAATTATTGAGGGCAAAAGTAAAACTCAGTAGAAATAGTGGATTTCTAACAAGAGAATATGATATGATTTCTAATTTACGAAATAATTTTTGTTGATGTATAGTAAAGATGTTAGGAAATATATTCAAAACCTCTGGTGAACCAATGAGTATGGACAAACTGGGATTCACAATCGCCTGTTTACTCTGTTCAATCATGGGTGTCATGGGTCTTATGAGAGTACCTATTAAATCACCCCCCATATTAGCAGCTTGTGCTCTTTCAGCATGCTGTTCTTCCAGTCAGACCAGTTCTCTCGTAAATGACATTAATAAGCGTGTAAAGAGGGCAAAAGCCCAAGCTGAGTACGAAGAGCAAATGAAGGCTGGGCCATCGGCGAGCTCATCAGAAGATTGATTTAAAAAAAATCATCAGTCCTGTACATATTTACAGTGAATGAACCAGTATGTCCCAATACGGTGACTGTTTCATTACCATAAAGCTCTTGGCACCCTATATCTTCCATACAATCACGCGCGTTGTGTGAGACTGACACAGGGTAAAGATTTTCACCACCGGTTGTGGTGTAATAGTGATAGCGATCACGGCGACCACGGACCTCCTTACCGTAAAGAGGTAAGTTTTCATCACCATTTGTAATTAAACCCATCTGCTGCATGTGTCCAGGCTTGTACTGCTTTATAGGGGGGCCTCTAAATTCAGGTTCCCGAACCGGTTCACGACGAGTGGGTACTGGGCGTGTAGGTACTGGAATAGCTACTTCTACTGGGACCTCGACAACTTGGGGGTTGTAGAACATGTAGCCTACAGCCGCGACAAGTACAACAATAGTCAGTAGCAATAATTGAGTTTTTTGCTTGTTCTTCATATACTATAGTTAAGGAAAATGTTTCACTTGAATATATGAAGGATATAACCATTTTTGATAATTTCATTAATGACGAAGAGCTAGAAGAGGCTCGACAATTCATTGGTGGGGAATATTCACAACATTGGGGTAGTAGAAAATGGTTTTTCAACGATATAAATAACAGTTTTACGAAAATTCTAATTGATTCTATGTTTAATTTGAATATGGAAAATATTATCCCTTCTGCAAAAAATTTCATTTTGAAAATTAAAAATAGAATAGACAAATGTATGAATACAAATTTAGATATACATCGAGTTTATTTTAATCGTCAAGTGTGTGGTCAAGACGTACCATCACATACAGATGCCGAAAAACGTGTATGCTTGTATACACTTTTAATATATATAGGTGATATTACACCCGAAAACTACGATAAAACTGGTGGAGACTTAGAAATTCAAACTAAACCAATTATAAGAATTGAACCGTTTACAAAAAGAGCTGTACTATTCAAAGGGTATATACCACACCAGGCTTATGCACCGTTAGTCCACGGGATAACTCGCATTTCATTTGCAATAAATTTTATATGTAGTTCAGAACGGGATAAAACAGAGTACAACAACGGTCAGTGGTAACAATTACTTAAGGATAATGTTTCACTTGAATATATGTTATGAGGGATGTAACCATTTTTGAGAATTTTATTAATGATGAGGAGTTACAAGAGGCTCGTATATTAGTCGATAAAAAATCTCTCAATTTACACGAAGCATATGATGAAATTATAAATAGGTCGTGGGTTTTCGTAGAAATAGATAGAGCTCATAAAAGAACTGTATTGGATAACAGGAGTAATATATTAATCAATAGTCTTGATATTTCTGCACAAAATTTCATTTCGAAAATTCATAATAGAATAAATACATATACAAATAAAAAATTTGATCTAGAGCGAGTTTATTTAAATGAACAAGACCGTTGGCAAGACGTACCATTGCATACCGATACCAACGGAAAACCAAATTACTATACAATGTTAATTTATTTGGGTGATATTACATATGAAAATTATGATAAGGCTGGTGGGGACTTGGAAATAAAAACTGAAAAAAATATCAGAGTTGAACCCTTCACAAAAAGAGCTGTACTATTTAGAAGTTATATACTACATCAGGCTTTTGGACCTTTAGTCTCAGATGTAAGACGTATTTCACTTGCATTCAGATTCATAGATCATTCAGAGTCATTACCATTTAATACATATTATAATTTACCTCACTACGATCGCGTGAATCATATCAAAGAGGAACATCAACGATTGTGGAAACCAGTCGTACAAAAAAATAATATTTCGATTGCCGACACCACATTAGAAGATCGTCTTCGTGAAGACATGCTACTTAAAATTCATGGTGGATTCTCCTTCGGGGCACGAGTACCATGTGCAGTTAAACTTCTTTGTCAATCCCCTAAAAAACCAATATATGAGAAATTAATACCAATTCATCCAGAATTTGATCCAGAATTTGAATAGTTAAGGAAAAAAACACATATGAAAATATGCAAAAACTCGACGACGATGGATCTTGGAATTGCCCAACGAGAGCGACCCGCCTCATTTCACATGGAGAAACTCGACAAATGTGGTCTGGACACGTTTTGAAAGATATAAATATTTTTGATAATTTTTTAAGTGATGATCTGTTACAAGATACTTTGAAGTTCTTCACGAAAAGAAAAAGGAACCACGGCAATTGGGAGTATACAGGGTTTTCTCTTGATCCGAATGCTGCCATATTTTGGAATATGGATCTTCAACATTTTACCTTATTTACTGACACAATTTTAAAACATATAGAATCAAAAACAGGTAAACGTTTTGAATTATTAGACGTATACGCAAATGGTCAAACATTGGGTCAAGATGGAACTTGGCACCCGGATAATCATATACCAGGCATGTATACATTTTTATTATATATGACTTATTTACCGGAGATTGTAGATTCAACAAATTATAAAACGTTTGGTGGGTGTACAAAATTTAAGCTGAATCGAATGATTACAGATGTTGAACCATTTACAAATAGAGGTGTATTATTCAAATCTGAAGTTAGACATGCAGGACTAGCACCTCAACCAGCTAACACACTTCGTGTTTCTATAGCTTATAAGTTAAAGGAAATTACATAGAAATGTATATGAAGGTCTTGGCGATAGACATTGGGTTTCATAATATGGGGTTAGTGTTTGCTGAGTTTGAAGATGGTCCAAAAATTGATGTAAAGCAGATGAAAAAGGTGAGTTTGGAGGACTATAAATACATACGTACAAATGACTTTGTTGATCTGGTCCCTTTATTTGTTGAAGAACATCGAAGATTATTTGACATGGCTGATAGAATACTTATAGAGAGACAACCACCCGGAGGATTCACAAATATTGAGATTCTATTAAATTACATGTTCAGAGATAAGGTTGAATTGATTTCACCTGTGAGCATGCATATGCATTTTGGTATGAGACACTTGGATTATGAAGAACGAAAAGAGAGAACCGTACTATTAGCAGAAAAATATCTAGATGACGAGATTCCATATGAAAGAAAACATGATATAGCGGATGCTTTCTGTATGATTGTATATTTTAACTTTAAAGTTACAACTCATATATTTGATCGGTTTAGATATATTAAAGGTAAAAATATATAAAAATAATATGAGTAGACAGGGCGTGCAGCGCCACGCGGACGAAGATGATTATATAAACAGACGTTCTAATAATATATATGTGTTGAGTAATGTTTTTTCAGAAGATATATGTACTAAGATAGTCGATACTATAAATGAAGATCCAGGTGAAAAATTGATACGCCGAGGTGGACAAAATGTACACGCGTACCAAAAACAATTAGTTAAGAATCATCCATTCGCTGAACTTATATTTTCAAAATTAAACGAACTTACTAGGTTTCTTGGTAAAAGATATTTTATGACTTTTTCTAAAACTCCTGTACAAGAACCTGTGTGTCTAAGAAAAATTTATGATGCAACGAAATTACATGAAGATGGACTCAAGGCGGGGGATAACGAACCAGAATCACGAACTCTTGCTGTAATAATAGCATTAAACAGTGACTATGACGGCGGAGAAATTGTATTTCCATGTCAAAATTTTAAAACAAAATTAGAGCAAGGTGATGCTATTGTTTTTCCTCCTTTTTGGACACATCCAC